TTCGCCAAAGTTGATGTCCGACTGCAACTCCAGTTGATCGCCAGATTCCAGCAACAGGTTGTCGCCAGTCTCAAGCAGGAAAAACGCATCAACAGTGGCAACGTCGCTAGTGCGGAAATAAAGATCAGCCGAAGTCGCGTCAGCGTCAGCACCATCAAAATCAGTCCAGCGGTCGATCAGCTCCGTTTTGCTGTCAATCGCGTCAGCCGGATATAAACCACGAGTGGTCAGCTTGCGCTTAAACTTCGCCGTAAATTTGGCGCCTAGATCAACAATATTGGTGAAGTAATACCGCCCGGTCAGCAGTTGCGTGCCGGTGAAATCAAGAGCGCCAACCTCATCAAAATCGTCAACCTCATCAACGGTCTGATCACCATCAATCACAAGCGCGTCATACTCATCTGAATAGAACGCATTTTCAAATTGACCTTGGAACGGTGGATCCGTAGTGTCTTCCCGAACCGTTGTGATGCTCAGATTCGGAATTGTGTCCGGCTGATTTAGAACAGCGCTCTTGGCATTAGCACTAACTTGATCGTCAACCCCACGGAATTTGATCAGATATTCGCCGTTCAGCTTGGGCAGCACTGCTTCAGTCGTTTCACCAGAAACCGAGTCGCTCAGCAGCGTTGAATCCGCCCACGTTCCAGTGCCGTCAGTTTTGCCAGAGTGGCGAATGATTGCCGTCAGTAACGCGCCACCGTAAAGCGCGGGTTTCTGCCACTTGAAACGCACCTGCTCAGAGTTAATGACCTCCAGAGTGACGTTTTGCGCGTCTTCAGGCTTCTTGGTTTCTTGACCGACAACCGTAGAAGTCGTGGAGAAGCTTGGGACTGTAAAAGTGCCTGTGACCGTGGTCGAATACTTTTTACCGCCTAAACCAATCGCCCTAATTTCGACGGTTAGCTTTTGCCCTGATTCAAGACCATTAACAGTGAAATTGGGGTCCGTGGTCTCAACTGTTTTCTTGTTCTTATTGCTCGTGCTGTATTTCAGCTCATAGCCAAAGGTCGATGCCGCAGCGCCACGGCTCCAAGAAACATCAACCTGGATCTTCGCGCCAGTGCCATCGTTGATTTGACCGGCATTGAAGGTGATATTGGAAACCTTTGGTGGCGCCTGGTCAAACGTGGTGATATCAAGGAACTCAAGTTTTTCGCCTGCATCGACTGCGGCATAGATCGTGTCGTTATGGGCAACCCCGGTGATCGCAAACGTTCCATCGCCACCGTCCGCAACACTGATGCAACGGAACTTCTGATTAGCTACGCCATCAGTGGTGATTGACCAGATCGACTGTGCGTTTGGTGCAGTTGAAAAGCTGCTGCTCAGCGTGATCGTGGCATCAGAAACGCTATCAATTGCCACCGTCTCAACCGTTCCATTCGGCAGAAGACAGGTGAGCTTCGGATTAGCGCCAGACGGAAGCGTGATGTTTTGATCAGCAACTACAGAGCTAGTCGTAGCTGAAGCAATACGCCCTGAAATCCGAGTGCCTTGGCGCAGCTCATCGGCAACGGCAAAAATTTCGCCAGGCAGAACCACTGCACCTTGTAAGCCGGTTGAGAAGCTGACAACTTCCTCATCGAGCTTTTCGGTCAGTAGCGCCCATTTGCCAACGCGCTGTGCTTGCCACTTTGAAGTGCAGCCAAAGCCGATCAGTTCTTTGACTTGATAGCCATATTTGGCGATAAGGTCCGCGTCCTCAACGATGACAATGTTGGGCTTGTAGAAGTTTTCGGGGTCGTTGTAGCGGACGCGGATGCTAGTGCTGCGAGTCGCAAGCGAACTGCCTGAATATTCAAAAACGCCGCCGATGACGTTTGAATTGGAATAGATGTGGGAAACGCTCAGATCGCTGCCATCGAGGTTCCCGTGATCGGCTGCAACTTGGATCGTGTTATTTGCCCAGAACAGGATGCCCCGGAACACTGATGCCATGTCCATCAGCACGCCGTAAGCGTCCGCCTTGTCACCGATGACGACGTTGCAGGCAAAGCGGGGTTCGGTGGTGCCGTCAGGGTTGGTGACAAGCTGATTGGCGTATTTGGCGATGGGGTAAAGATCGACCCAGTTCAGGTTTGCAGCCGTGACAAACTGACCAGCTCCATAGCGGCGATTGGTGAGCAGATCGTAAAAACAGCAGACAGGGCAGGTGGTCCAAACTTCTGCCGATTTCAGCGACCCATCAAACTCCGTGTCATCAAAGGTCAAGTAACCATCTGCAGTCGCAACGGCACCCTTGGGAATTTGGACTGTCCGACCCTTAATCAGATATGCCCGATCAGGCAGCTCAGGGAATGATTCGGTTGAAAGCTGCAGCTCAACAGTTGCTGAATAGTTGTAATTGACGCTCTGGGGGATGATCTCCGTCATCGATGCCCAGATGATCTGATTGCCGCGACCTTGTGCTAGCGGAGTCTTTTTCGAGATCTCTTCAAAGTTCTCGTACTTGACTTCAAAATGATCCTCGCCTAAATCGACCTTTTGGACTTTGATGTTCCAGGGTCCTTTGCCGTAATCGGCAAGCTTGATGTAGGTACTCTGAAATTGGTAATTGTTGGTTGAAATGCCGGTTTTTTCGTAGGTCTTGACCTTGGTGAAACCGGTGCCGCTGCCCTTGGCTTGAACGTAGATCTCGATCTTGACGGTGCCGTTAAAGGGCTGACCTTTTGCAAGACCTTCCTGGGCGATTGAATACAGCTTGGGAATGGTGAACAGAAGCTGTACGGCGCTAACTTCCAGGTTTGATATTTGGCGCGTGACGATACCAGGACCGTAGTCCCTGCTGACCACTTCGTTGTTTTCGTCTAGCTCTTCGCTGTAATTTTCTCCGATTTCTTGGTTGACGCCAGTAACAACGTTGACGCCATCATTGCCCTCAAAATACTGGGTTTTATTTTGCTGTTTTGATCCTATTTGAATTGTTGTTTGGACATGGTTTTTGTCGAAGTTATAGCTTTTGGCGTCGTCGTCATTCTGGATCGATGTTTCATTTAGGTAGATCCCCTTCTGGCCGCCGATAACGCCACCTATCGGACCCTCGCAAAGAAGGTCAAGCAACTGAACGGAAGTGGTTGAATTAAGAGCCATTTCAGGAGAGCTGGTGACCGGCTGCAAATAGGGTCATGTCAAGGTTTGGTTCAGCATCCGTGTCAATTATCTTCACTACAACTGTGCTCCAGGCTGTACCCCATTCGGGGAGTTCAATCTTGTGCATATATTGAAATTTGTTGCTTGCGCTATTGTCTAACAAGCCTTGCACCGTCACGGTGTCAACTGCAACTAGGTCGACAGGGTTCGGCTCGTCTTGCGTCTTGTAGACGCTCACCTCATAGGTAACAAATGCGTCAACCTTTGTTGTATCCGTTCCACTGACAAAGCTGTAGAGCCCGTTCGAGAACTCGAAAACTACATTAAATTCATCCTTGTAGTTATCGTCTTTCAAGACTTCGACTTCGGTTTCGTTGCTATTGCCGTCAAGCTTGATTGATGTTTTGGGGTTTTGCTGATTTCCGTTTGGCGACGTAAAAGACGCCTTGGGCGGCTCGACCTTTTTAATGACCGCGCCAGAAACATCGTCAAACTCAGTGCTAAAGCTTTCGCCGCCGACCAACATCGTGCTAACGCCAGGCTTTTTGATATACAGCAGCATTGGGTCCGTTTCGTCCGTCACCTGCGTCTTAGAACGCAATAGGTGGCTACCAATTAACACCTTGCCGTAAGCCAAGGGGACAGTGGCTCCAACTCCGACAGTATTTGCCGCGCCTGTGTAGGCGTAAGACTGTTGACCGTCTAAACCTCGGTTGACGCTGGTCGGTCCATTGGTGCGATTACGGCTGCCAAAACGTGCGCCACCGCCTGCAAAGCTACCGCCGCCAAATGCACTGCCACCACCAACGCCACCGATTGAGCCAATGCTGAGTGGGATTTGAGGCTGCGGAGAAATTAGCTGAGCAACGCCGCTGAGCGCCAAGCTTGCACCAACAGCGACCACCGCCGTACCGACCGTGCCAATACCTAGGAAACCACCCAAGGCAACACCAGCCGAAGCAATGCCGCCGGTAACGATAGCAGCCACAACCAATGCCACGCCCGTAATAATCCTGCCGACAGGTCCACCACTGCCAGAAATCACAGGGGCGATTACCAGATCATTGCTACCAAAAGGCAGCAGAAGATCCTCAAATGCCATATCGACATTCGCTTGGATCACCTGAAACGCTACGCCGTTCTCTTCGGAGTTCAGCAGATAATCCTTAAATGTCGGGCGGTTGATGCAAAGCATCTTGATCGCATCCGCCGGGTGCCGAAGGTTGTAATAGGTAAATTCGGCGCCAAACAGCTCGCCCAGCTCACCCAGCAGACGAACCCGCTGCATATCGAAACACCGCAGCAATCTGTTTCACATAGTAGCTCGACAACCATTCCACAGCACTGAGGCTGTCTTGCTTCTGATGCAGGATTCGCCACGGCTCAACAAAAATTGCCGCGTGCAT